TTAGTTATAGAGGGAAATATTCTGGAGATTGGACACCAGAAGTTCCTAATCTAGAAACAAGTGCATATGGTCAACCTGAAACAGATTTAGGGGAAACAAAGCTACTAAAAGCTCAAATGGATACTATTGGTAAAGTAAGTGATGCGGTTACAGGTGTAGCTAAAGCACATATAAAAAATGAAGCTAAAAAAGACTGTGGAGCCAGTGGAGGTGCTTGGAAAGATGGAAAATGCTATTCAGGAGGAACCCTTCCTAAATCTGATCCTATGAAACCAAAAGTAGATGTTGAAAAAAATCCAGTTGGTAATGCGAAAGGACAAGTTAAACCTGGAAGTATAGCTCATCAACATTTAGATCCAGAAGGTTATGATGCATGGGTTAAAGGAAAAGAATTACTTAAAAAAGAAAAAGAAGAAGAAGCTAAAGAAGCAAAAAGAAAGCGGGAATTAGACGAGGCAGGCGTACCTGATTTTACTAATTTTACTGGAACTTCAAGCGACTGGCATTAAAATAAACAGTCATGGAACTGTATAAAACCAAAACGAAAAACAACAAAAACAATTATTAACAATCAAAAACAGAAATTATGGCAAATTGGATTAATTTTAACGTAGTAGGTGGATGGGATGTTGGCACAGGTGCTGACCCTACACTAGACGGAGACAATTTATTATTAGCTGAATCAATCATCGGCGTTGCTGTTGCAGAAACTGCATCAAGGATGACTGCTACTTTAACTCTTACAGGCGGATTAGTTTGTACAGCAGTATGTGGTACAGATCCTGCAGCTGCTGACCCAAATGCGGGTACTCCAGGTTATGTAGATTACGAAGTAATGCTTAAAGGAGCAATTACAAGAGCAATGACTGCAAACCCAGGTGGTGCAAAAGCAACAGTAAACTGTCCTCTTAACCAAGACCCAGCGCTAGGCTATAACCCAGCAAATAAGGTTTATTGGAAAGATTTTCAAGTCGCGTAAGTAGACTATAATGAAATCTAGAGGTCTTGGCGACAAGATAGCAAAAATTACAAAAGCAACGGGCATTAAGTCTGCTGTTGATACTATATCAAAAGCAACTGGTGTCCCTTGCGGATGTAATAAAAGAAAAACAATATTAAATAAAATGTTTCCTTCAAAACAATAATTATGGCATTTAAAATAAAACCTCCATATGATCTTGATTGGACACCTATCTATACTACAAAAATAGAAGATGGTGCTCTAGGCAAAGGAAACAAAAATGGTACTATTCTAATATCTGATGAATTACATCAAAAAGATGAGCAAAGTATTATTGATCATGAAAAAGTTCATATAGATCAAATGAAAAGAGGTGATCTTGATTATGATGATGAAGCAGTATATTGGAAAGGTAAAAAATATCCTAGAAGTAAAATGGACGAAGGTAATCCTAAGTTACCATGGGAAAAAGAAGCATACGATAAAACAGATGATTACGAGGCGTTATGAGTAAAAAGAAATTTAAAGATACAACCGTTGGGCAACTATTATTTGGTGCAGCCTCTGTCATTAACCCTACATTAGGAAATATATTACAAGGTGTAACATCTCCTAAAGATGCTATAGCAGCAATTACAAAATCTGATGTAAGTTTAGATGATAAAATTAAACTACAGCAATTAATATACGAACAACAGAATAAAGAAATAGAATCTATTACCTCGAGATGGGAAGCGGATTCTATGTCTGATTCTTGGTTAAGTAAAAATGTAAGACCATTAGTTCTAGTATGGTGTATAGTTATCTTTTCAATGGCTGGTATTTTAGATAGCATTGAAAGTTTACCTTTTCATATAAATGAATTATGGAATGATACTTTCGAGAAGATAATGATGTCGGTCGTTTTAGCCTATTTCGGTGGACGTACAACTGAAAAGGCATCAAATATATTTAAAAAGTAAAAATCCTTAAAAATAAGTGATTATATTATAGAACAATTAAATTAAATTAAATATTATGAAAAAATTATTATTAGGTATTTGTATACTTATTAATACAGTTAGCTATAGCCAAATAAGTGAAGAAATACAAGGAGTATGGAAAGGCGAAAATAGCAGTTACTATGTATTAGTGGTTGCAGATGAAGATAAAAAGCTACAATTCGCAAATGTATCCTGGAGAGAAGGAAATATTTTAAAAGAAGAAGTAGTAGAAAAAGAAAAGAAATATATCATTACACAAATATACAATCCAAAAACAGATTGGTGGGTATCAATTAAATACACAATGGTAGATAAAAATACAGTCCAATGTGAATTTAGTGGTGATACTGATAATGTTTCAATTTATAAACGACAATATATAACAAATTAAATTAAATAAAAATGAGTGAAGAAGTTAAAAAAATTACAGAAGAAGAATTAAAACAAGTAGTAACTTTTCAAAATGATCTAGCGAAAGCTATTCAAAATGTAGGTATATTAGAAGCTGAAAAGCATGCGGTATTGCATGTAGTAGCTGGAATAAACCAAGATCAAGCTAAGTTCAAACAAGAGCTAGAAGAAAAGTATGGCTCAGTAAGTATAAATTTACAAGACGGTTCTTACGAAGAAATTAAACCAGAAACTAAAGAAGACGAAGCTGTAGAAGAAGAAAAATAGCAATGGATAATGTAATACGTAAAATCAGTATTGGATCTGATTATAAAAATGACGCTATGCATTATTCTATTGGCCAACAAGTTTATGGAGGTCATGAAATTTCTCATATTATATTAGATGAAAATGATAAATCTTATAATATTCATATAAAGAAAAACAATGAGGTATTGCCTTGGAAGAAGTTTAATTCTCACATGGCAATATCCATTGAATATGATTTAGAATATTAATGAGAAGTTTATATGATTTTATTATTGAACCAGTTGGCGAGAGATATGCTAATACTGCTACAGTAGAAGATAAAAAATTAGTATTAAACACTAAGATTGAAAGTTTTAAATTCGTAAATCGAATGGCTAAAGTTATTGAAACTCCACTAGCTTTTAAAACTCCAATCAAAAAAGGTGATATTGTTATAGTACATCAAAATATATTTCGTAGATTTTATAATATGAAAGGCGAACAACAAAATAGTCGTTCATATTTTAAAAATGGAATGTATTTTGCTGCGCTAGAACAAATTTATTTATATAAAAATACAGGTAAATGGGCAGCTATTAATGATAGATGCTTCATAAAACCACTTAAAAATACAGACGAATTTAGCACACAAAATGAAGAACGTTGTATTGGAGTATTAAAAATAGGTAATAATACCTTAAAAGGTATCGAAATTAACCCAGGAGACAAGGTTGGTTTCAAACCCGGTGGTGAATGGGAGTTTATGATAGATAAAGAACGTGTGTATTGTATGAAATCAAATGATATAGTTATAAAATATGAACACAAAGGAAACGAAGAAGAGTATAATCCAAGCTGGGCATAAAGCAGTTGAAGAGTTAATTAAGGTAGCTAAAGAGGCTATTGTTGATTCTGATGACGATATATCAGCTGATAGATTAAAGAATGCAGCGGCAACTAAAAAATTAGCTATATTTGATGCTTTCGAAATTTTAAATAGAATTGAAGAAGAAAAGAACTTATTAGAAGATAAGCCTAAGGTTGAAGAAAAAAAAGAAAAATCTTTTAAAGGTTTTGCTGAAAGGAGGTCTAAATAATGTACGAACAAAGTTTATATAAGGTCTTACCCAACTACGTTAAATCTAAAATTCTTAAAAGAAATAATAGGTATAAAAAATGGGAGTACGGTTATAACGAGGAACACGATTTCGTAGTAATCAGTAAATCTGGAATGATTGGAGATGTATATGAAATACAAGGTTTAAAAATAGCTCTCCCTAAATTACCTAAAGAAATTAAAAAATTTGATTCCGATAAATGGGAAAGAACTCCACTACCTAAAGTTTTAGGTAAAATTAAAAGCGTATTTGAATGGGATAAATATCCTGAAGATTTCAAAGAAAAATGGTACGATTTTATTGATGAGGAATTTACCAGACGTGAAGAAGGTTTTTGGTTTTATAATAAAGACAAACAAATTTATTTAACAGGCACACATTATATGTACTTGCAATGGTCCAAAATTGATGTAGGACCACCAGATTTTAGAGAAGCAAATAGGTTATTCTTTATATTTTGGGAAGCATGTAAAGCTGATATAAGATGTTACGGAATGTGCTATCTAAAAAATAGACGTTCTGGATTTTCTTTTATGGCATCAGGCGAAGTAGTGAACCTAGCTACAATATCTAGTGATTCCAGATATGGAATATTATCTAAAACTGGACCAGATGCTAAAACAATGTTTACTGATAAGGTTGTTCCTATATCAGTTAATTATCCTTTCTTTTTTAAACCGATTCAAGATGGTATGGATCGTCCAAAAACAGAATTAGCATATAGAGTACCAGCTTCTAAATTTACTAGAAGAAAGATTATAAGTGGTGAAGTATTAGAGGAATTAGAAGGTCTTGACACTACTATTGACTGGAAGAATACTGGAGATAATAGTTATGATGGTGAAAAATTAAAACTATTAGTACATGATGAATCTGGAAAATGGGAAAGACCAAACAATATTTTAAATAACTGGAGGGTTACAAAAACTTGTTTACGATTAGGGAGTAGAATTATTGGTAAGTGTATGATGGGTAGTACTTCTAATGCATTAGATAAAGGTGGTGATAATTTTAAAAAACTATATGAAAGCTCAGATGTTACAAAACGAAACGCCAATGGACAGACTCGCTCAGGATTATATAGTTTGTTCATACCTATGG